CAAGACTGCTTAATTGTAGCGATATTTGATCATGGCAAAGTTTCACGGGTTTATCGGATTTAGCACTGTTATCGAAACGGCTGCTGGTGTTTATGAGGCAACGTTTACAGAAAAAGAGTATACCGGTGAATTCCTGCGTGATGTTAAACAATGGACGAGCGGGGAGAATCTTAATGATAATCTTACTCTCTCGTCCAGAGTTAGCATCATCGCCGATCCGTTTGCCTTAGAGAACATTGCTGCGATAAAATACGTGAAGTGGCAGGGGGTAAAGTGGCGAGTTACCAGTTTCGAACATCAACGCCCGCGCCTCCTACTTCAACTGGGGGAGGTATATAATGGCTAGTAGAACGGACCTTCAAACATTACTGGAAAATACTTTAGGGTCTTCCAATGTCTACTTCCAGCCTCCCCCAGGTTTCCAGTTATCGTATCCCTGCATCATATATTCTCGCAACGATATCGACACGAGACATGCAGACAATTCCCCGTACTCTTTAACTAAGCAGTATCGGGTAACCGTGATTGACGCTGACCCAGATAGCCCAATACCGGAAGCTATAGCCTCTTTACCAAGGGTTGCTTTCGACCGCGCATTTAAGTCGGCTGATTTAAATCACGATGTTTTCACAATTAACTTCTAATAAGGAGAACAACAATGGCACAACTTCTTACCTGGGATGACTCAGGCAATCGTTTCTTCGAAGTTGGTGTTGACCATGGTGTCCTGTATCCGCAGGAAGCTGATGGTACCTACATCACCGGTTTCGCATGGAATGGTTTGGTGAGCGTTTCCGAAGCTCCCGAGGGTGGCGAACCCACACCTCTGTATGCCGACAACATCAAGTACCTTAACCTGTATTCCGCCGAGGATCTTAACCTGACCCTCGAGGCCTATACATATCCTGATGCATTCATGGCTATGGACGGCTTCATGACTCCGGTCGCTGGCGTTCAGGTTTCTGGTCAGAACCGTGACGTGTTTGGTCTGTCCTATCGCACCCTGGTGGGTAACGATGTGGATGGCAATCAGCACGGATACAAACTGCACCTGGTCTATGGTTGTCAGGCAACCCCGTCCGAGCGCGCATACTCCTCAGTGAATGACTCACCTGAGGCGATCACGTTTAGCTGGGATTTGTCGACTCTGCCGACTGCTGTGACTGGTTACCAGCCCACGGCATTGATCACGATCGACTCCCGCACTGCTGGCGCGACCGAATTGGCCGCCCTGGAAGCCATTCTGTATGGTGATTCTGTTGGCCCGACGCAGCCCGCGCTGCCTCTGCCGGACGTAGTCATCAGCACAATGACTCCCTAATTAGGGACGATATTTGACAGCTTAGGGGGCTCCTTCGGGGGTCCCCTACTTACCCTTTTATCTTGAATAGGAGATATTTCAATGTTAAAGCGAAAGATTAAGTACATCGATTACAACGATGAACCGCAAGAGGTTGTTGTATATTTTAACCTCAACAAGGCTGAGTTAGCTGAGGTCAGTGTATCTGAAGAAGGCGGATACGTCAACGTAGTTGAGCAGATCACTACCGAAAAGGATAATCAGAAACTTCTGTCCCTTTTCAAACAGCTCATCCTTATGTCCTACGGCAAAAAGTCGCCCGATGGTCAAAGATTCATCAAGAGTAAAGAACTTCGGGATGAGTTTGAGCAGTCGCCAGCATTTGTTGAGCTCTTTATGGAGCTTATGACGAATGAGAATGCTGCCGCCGCATTTGCTCGCGGAATCTTACCAAAGGATCTTCAGCGTGAAGTAGCCATGAAGCAGAATAAGGCTGCTGACCAAGGAGACGAATCTTAATACGATATTTAGGAAGCGAGGGAGCAACCATGTTAGAAATTAATGTTTATGGCGATGAACTTTGGAACGAAGAGACAGAAACGTTTTTAAAACCAGAGTTAATAGCAACCCTTCGCATGGAACACTCCCTCGTTTCCATTAGTAAGTGGGAATCCAAATGGCACAAGTCGTTTCTTTCCACAAAGGATAAGACTGACGAGGAGTTGATTGATTACATGCGATGTATGACGATCACACAACACATTGATCCGGATCTTTACTACAATTTACCGGCAAATGTGGTTGATGAAATTATGGATTACATTAATAATCCAATGACCGCAACAACATTCAGAGAAACCAACTCTCGTCCAGATAATAGCATTATAACTGCGGAGATCATCTACTACTGGATGGTTACGTTTAACATACCCGCAGAGTATCAAAAGTGGCATATTAATCGTCTGCTAACACTAATTCGCGTTTGCAGCACAAAGTCACAATCTCCAAAAAAGATGTCAAAAGCGGAACTTGCACAGCGAACGAGGAGTCTAAACGCTCAACGCCGACAGTCGCTTAATACACCTGGATAGGAGATATTTATGAAGATCTCATTCAAACATCGAGGTAGTTTCAAGAATGTTGAACGATATTTGAACAATAAACGTTCGGATCGTTTCTTAGTAAAGCTATTAGAAGAGTATGGCCAGAAAGGTGTCGAGGCCTTATCTCTTATGACACCCCGAGATACGGGGAAAGCTGCTGACTCATGGTTTTACGAAGTTAGCAAGATACCATCTGGCTATAGACTTAGTTATTCTAACTCGGATATGGCCGGGGAAGTTCCATTGGTTATATTGTTACAGTATGGCCATGGCACAACGGGCGGAACTTTCGTGCAGGGTAGAGACTTTATAAACCCAGCCCTACGTCCAACCGTAGATCAATTATCCCAAGCGATATGGAAGGAGGTAAGGTATGGCTAAAACCATAGACCAACGGGTCGTTGACCTCGAGTTTAATAATAAACAGTTTCAAGAAGGCGTTGGCGACTCTCTGAGTGCTATAGATCGCCTTAAAAAGGGTCTACAGTTTAAGGGTGCGACCAGGGGTCTAGAAGATGTTGATCGAGCAGCCGGTAAGGTTGATTTCGGAGCTATGGCTAATGGTATTAATACTGTTACTAGCCGACTTAGTGCCCTAGGCGTGATCGGGTTCACGGTAATACAAGATCTGACTCGAAGTGTACTACAATTTGGACAGAATGTGGCTAATACACTCGTTCTCGATCCAATCAAGATGGGTTTCAGCGAATACGAAACGAAGATTAATGCTATCCAGACAATTTTATCGAACACCAAGAAAGCTGGCGTTACGATGGAAGATGTCACGCGAGTATTAGATGACTTAAACGTTTATGCTGATAAGACCATCTATAACTTTACTGAGATGACCAAGAACATTGGTACCTTTACTGCTGCTGGCGTCGAATTAGATGTCGCTGCGGATGCAATTAAAGGCATCGCTAACCTTGCGGCCGTGTCGGGTTCAAACTCACAACAAGCATCAACCGCTATGTATCAGCTATCACAGGCACTTTCATCTGGAACTTTGAAACTTCAGGACTGGAACTCTGTTGTTAATGCTGGTATGGGTGGTCAAGTCTTTCAGGATGCTTTGAAGGAAACTGCTAGAGTTCACGGTATTGCTGTTGACGAGATGATTGAACAGAACGGAAGCTTTAGAGAGAGTCTCCAAGAGGGGTGGATTACTAAAGACATCCTAACTGAGACCCTGGCTAAGTTCACCGGTGACCTAACCGAGGCACAGCTAGTCGCGATGGGTTACGCCGATCACCAGATCGAGCAGATCCTAGCACTCGGTCAAGACGCCAACGATGCTGCAACGAAGGTTAAGACCCTCACCCAGCTAGGTGAAACCCTCCAGGAGGCCATGCAGTCCGGGTGGACCCAATCCTGGGAGCTTATCATAGGTGATTTTGAGGAGGCGCGTAAGGTACTCACCAAGGTGAGTGATGTACTTAACGGTATTATCGGTGCCTCCGCTGATGCCCGTAACAGCATCCTAAAGGACTGGGCAGATTCAGGTAGGGAGAACCTACTTAACTCCTTCTATAACTCCCTAGATGCGATTCAAAGGATCGTCGCGGTAGTTCAAGAAGCATTCCATGAGATCTTTCCTCCGATTACCGCTGAGAGATTGAAGGCTTTAACCTGGTGGTTTGAAAGGTTGACCGAGAAGTTTATCATTAACGAGGAACAAGCCAAAACAATCAAAATGGTATTAAAAGCTTTCTTTGCTATCCTCGACATTGGTCGAATGGCTGTTGTTGATTTGATAAAGGTCCTTGGTAAAATGTCTGGGAAAGCTTCACCAGTAATCAGCGAGATCAAAGATTTCATCTTGGTTGCTGCTGAGTGGATCATTAATCTAAGGAACAGCATTAAAGAAGGTGGAGGCTTTATCAAGTTCTTTGAAAACCTTGCTGCCTCGATTCAAATACCATTAGGTGGCTTTCAGAAGTTCGTCGACAAGATTAAAGAGTGGATCGGAAAGATTCCAAAGATTAGTCTTGACGGTATTACGGACTTTATAAGTCGCTTCTCTTTTAAGTTTGAACCATTAACATCCATTTGGGATCTACTTGGTAGAGTGCTTTCGTTCATTGGTGATACTATTAAGAAGGTTGCCCCATTGGCAGTCCGTCTTGCTGGTATCATGGGAACTGGCATCTCCAAGTTCTTAGATGCGATTGGTGATGGTGTTGCTAATTTTGACCCAACATCTATCTTCACAGCCATTAATAGTGGTCTGTTCGGTGCTTTACTACTTGCCGTTAAGCGGTTTGTTGGTGAAGGCACAGGCGTTCTTGAGGGTGTTGGTGGTATGTTGGAAGGTGTAGGTGATGTCCTATCCGCTTGGCAAAAGGACTTGCAGTCAAAGGTTCTTCTTAGAATTGCTGGTGCAATCGCTATTCTTGCGGTTTCTCTGCTTCTATTATCAACCATTGACGGTGATAGACTCACAACAGCACTTACTGGTATGACAGTAATGATCGTCGAGTTATTTGGTGCGATGAAGGCGTTCTCTGCTATTCAATCTGGTATTAGTAGTTTGGGTACATTGACTCTGGGCTTGCTTGGTGTTGCTACGGCACTACTCATCATGTCCAAAGCTGTAGTTAAACTCGCTAGTCTGGATGCGCAGCAGATTAGTCGTGGCATGATTGCCATGGCAGCCATGATTTCTCTTATGAATGTCGCGGCTAAATCGCTATCGCAGACAAAGGGTCAGGTTGTAAAGGGTGCGTTATCCTTAGTTGCCCTTGCTATTGCTCTTAATGTCATCGCTGGAGCGGTATATTTGCTCGGTAACATGAAACCAGAAGTCCTTACCAAAGGTCTTGCCAGTATTGGTGTGTTGCTTGCTGAACTTGCGATATTTATCCAATTGGTTGGTGGATCTAAGGGGATTATCAAAGTTGCTACCGGAATTGGTATCCTTTCTGGTGCCCTACTGGTGCTTACCGCGTCGATATTCTTGCTTGGATCTATGCCTGTAGATACCCTACAACAGGGTCTATTTGGTATGGGTGCAGCTTTGCTGATCGTTGCTGGTGCTTTACAGCTAATGCCAAAGAACATGTTGTTCATTTCTGCGGGCTTGATTGCTGTCGGACTTGCACTTGTACTTATTGGTACCGTACTGAAAAGCCTGGGTGGAATGACCTGGGAAGAGCTATCACAAGGTTTAAAGGGTCTTGGTATTGCCTTGATCATCCTTGTTGGTGCTTTGTACGCTATGCAAGGTACAATCGCTGGATCTGCGGCTCTTTTAGTTGCGTCCGTTGCATTGCTTGCTTTGGCTGGCGCTATGAAGATTCTAGGAACCATGTCTCTCAAGGAGATTGGTCTTGCTCTTCTAGCTATGGCTGGAACAATTGTGATTCTTGGTGTGGCTGCTTATGCATTAACACCTATGATTCCAACACTACTTGCTTTTGCTGCGGCCATGATCTCAATTGGCGTTGCCACTGCTTTAGTTGGTGCTGGTGTCTTACTTTTGTCTATTGGTATAACCGCATTAGCTGCCTCTGGCGGAGCAGGTATTGGCGTGCTCGTTCTCGCCCTAACAAGTGTTATCAGTCTCATTCCGTTCATTGTTGAACAGATTGGACGAGCACTGATTAGGCTGGTTCAGGTTCTAGCTCAAGCTGCCCCAGAGTTACTAGAAGCGGTTGTCAAGTTACTGATGATGTTGATTCAGGCAGTCATAGAAGTTACCCCACCTCTGGTGGATGCGATATTACTCCTGATCACCACATTGTTAGTACGAATTGCAGATGAACTACCAACAATTGTGCAGGCTGGATACGATATTTTGCTTGCGCTGTTGCATGGGGTTGAGGATAACATTGGTGAGATTGTTGAAACTGCCTATAACATCATGATTAATTTCATTGATGCAATTGGCAGAAAGGTTCCCGAGCTAATTGATGCTGGTTGGAACATGATGATCAACTTCATTGATGGTCTTGCCGAATCTGCAGAGAAGAACATTCCTCGTTTGATGGTTTCCGTTCAGAATCTTGGACGAGCCATCGTTGATGGTATCCTTACGGGCATTGCGGATACTGGTGGCGGTGTGTTTAGTGCGATATTTGACTTGGCTACTGGTGCTTTAGACACCTTTAAAGCCGCGTTAGGTATCTCCTCACCATCAACAGAGTTTGCTAATGCTGGTCAACACATGATTGATGGTGTTGTGTATGGTATCCAGCGAGCTGCACCGAAAGCCTTCGACACCAACGACTGGTTCGCCCAGAAGTTGCTCGGGAGCTTCGAAAATACCGGTAGTGATATTGGTAGTGCAATCGAGGATCAGTTCGACTCAAATCCAGTCGTAACACCAGTCATGGATCTATCTGAAATTGAGAAAGGTTCTGGCGAGATGTGCGACATGATCAAGAAGACCGAATTAACAAAGAAAGCTGAATGTAATGCTGGAACTGTTATGAAGGACATGAAGGCTCAGGAAACTGAAGCCCTGAAAGCCCAAAACAAGCCGAAGAATCCACATGATTCTAAGCAGGCAACAGTTCAATATGTTCAGAATAACTACTCGCCCAAGGCACTGACGCCATCTGAAATCTATCGACTAACGAAGAATCAGTTAAAGACTCAGAGAGGGCAACAGTCGGGAATAATCAAGATGACTTAAAGGATGGCTTAACATGATAGAATCAATAACGGTTATCAATTATCAGGGCGAGTCAATCACTCTAACAATGAGGAGCCCCGAGCAATCGGGGTTCTTCGTTAGATCCATTGAGGGGCTTGGCCCGGCAAAGGGGACTATCAACATGAGCGAGTCGCTTAGTGTTGATGGCGGAATTTACAACTCTGGAAGAATTACATTCCGAAACATCGTTATGAACTTAGGCTTTGTTCGCGGTCAAAACAAGACAGCGGAGGATCTTCGTCTAGAAACATATCGATATTTTCCAGTAAAGAGGGTTGTTGGCTTGATCATAGAAACCGAAAATCGGTATCTATACACATCTGGATATGTCGAGACTAATGATCCTGATATATTTACGGATGATGCTGGAACGACAATATCAATAATTTGTCCGGACGCATATCTTAGAGCGTTGAATACAATAGAAACAGTGTTTAGTGGCGTTGAGCCAGCATTCGAGTTTCCATTTTCCAACGAAGATGTTTCGGATCCCTTATTAGTATTTGGAAATTTAATTCTCTCGCAAGAAAAGAACCTATATTATGACGGTGATGCTCAAATAGGGATAACGTTAAAAGCGTGGTTCTCTGGTACGGTCACAGACTTTAAAGCATTTAACTTAACTGCCCAACAGCAAATTTGGTTAGATGATGATAAAGTTGATGCCATTCTCGGTTCTAGTATCGCTGCGGGAGACGAATTAACAATAACTACACAGAAGGGGAATAAGACAATTACAATCAGACGCAACGGTGTTGATTATAATATGATAAACGCTCTCGTTGCCACTGCGCCAGGAGCAACGTGGTTTACTATTGATCCTGGTGATAATGTGTTCTATGTTACTGCTGGTACTGGTGCTAACTATATTCAGTCGATAATCGAGCATTATCCCGCATACGAAGGAGCATGATATGGAGATAACTGTACATGAGTTAGATCATAATAGTCCTGCTGCTGGGGATAGACTGGTTGTTGGAGTTGTTGATGTGTTTGAGAGTCTCATTTGGACGGATCGATACAATGAGGCTGGAGATTTTGAGCTTCACACATATGTCGACCAAGGTGTAATAGACCTACTCCAAAAAGATAGGTATATTAGTATACCATACAGTGACAAATGGATGGTAATTGAGTCTGTTGGGATAACGACCCATGCCGAAGAAGGTGCTAGACTAGTGTTTAAAGGTCGATCACTAGAATCTTTGCTTGATCGCCGAATTGTTCTTCAGCAAGAGCATTTTGATGACCTTGATTGGGAAACGGGAATGTTTTATGTTATATCCAACAATGTAATTAATTCCCCCGGACAACCACAGAGAAACTTCCAATACTTCTCGTTTGTTTATAGTCTGAACCCAACTATCCAGGCAATGACTTTAACCGGCCAGTACCTGGACGATAACGTTTATGACATAGTTGTTTCAACGGCAAAAGAAAGAAATGTTGGTTGGCGTGTTAGGACATTTGACATTACATCAAACATTTACTTTCAGTTCGAGATGTATCTTGGAACTGATAGATCATATAATCAGTCTGACAACCCGTTCGTTGTATTCTCACCAGAGTATGACAATTTGGTTGAGAGTGACTATTTTACATCTAAAGAAGTTCATAAAACATATTGTCTGGTTGTTGGTGATAATACTGATGGTCCTCCACACCGGGTAGAAGTCTATGGTAATGGTGGTGGACAATACATCAATCGTCGAGAAATGTCTCTTGATAGGACCAATTTATCGAAGTTTTACGAAGGAACGTCAACCGAATTGCCGGTATCCGAGTATACTGGACAGCTTGAACAAGAAGGTAGGGTGGAACTGCAGATTATGCGTGAGTTCGAGTTATTTACCGGTGTTGCTGATACTACGCAAGGTTTTGTATATCGAGAAGACTATGATCTTGGTGATATCGTTCAGGTCGAAGACGCCTACGGAAACTCCGCCTCAGCAATGATCACTGAGATGACGTTAACCGAGGATGAGAGTGGGATTAAAGCTTTTCCAACTTTCGAACCCTTTTAAGGAGTAATATATGACACTAGAATATGGATTTTATAACTCTCTATCCGGTGATCGCGTCTATAGTGCAGAGCAATTGTCTGCGATATTTGATGGGATCATTACCGATGGAGTATTTCAAGCATTTGCAGATGCATTTGCAGTTACTGAAGATTCTGGTATGAGTGTTATTGTTGGTACTGGTCGCGCCTGGTTTAATGGCACATGGAACTTCAATAATGCACCAGTTCAGTTGACTGCCGATGATGCTGACATTGCTCTAAGTCGAATTGACGTTGTCGTTCTTGAGATTGACAAAACTACGTCAGGACGAGAAAATAGTTTGAAGATTGTCAAGGGTACGCCATCAAGTACACCAGTCGCGCCAGCTCTTGAAGATGGTACTGGCGATATTTGGCAATATCCACTAGCAGAACTGTACATTGTTGCTGCTGGAACGACAATCCCACAAGCTTTCATCACAAACAAGATTGGAACCGCTAGTACACCATTCATTACTGGTCTTCTTGAAACCATTGATATGACATGGTTATTTGCCCAGTGGGAAGGAAACTTTAACGCATGGTTTGATAATCTTGTTGATCAGTTGGATGGTGTGCAAGTTACGAATCTGCAGAATCAAATCGATAAGATCGACTCTGTCGGTTCAACTATGCCATCTACGCCAAAGGATGGTACGTTCCATTTACACACTAAGACTGGACGAAAGTTCTTATATCAGTATGATGGGAGTGCTTGGCGTCCGATCATCTCTTATGGAACAACAACTCTCTATGTTGATGGTGCTAGCGGTACGGATGGAATGGAGTATGGCTACGCAAGTGGTAGCGGAGCATTTGCTACTTTACAGTATGCTATTGACTCTTTACCCGGGCTGCTTGGCGGCAATGTTGTGATTTATGTCGCTGCAGGAACATATGCAGAAACTGTGACGGTTAATGGTAAAAACTTTACTGGTAATTACACGCTTCGAATTGTCGGTACTTTATCAACAACTCAGGCTGGTATTACTGTAACTGGTGGTGTTGCATCTAATGGCGCAACGCAAGGAACTGTTACTGGTTCTGGATATAATACAGCATGGTCTAACCTTCTTCTAGAAGGTGCTACTGGTGTTAATGCTGGAAAGATCCGCGTTATTGATTACGCCGCGGCTGGTTCTCTTACGATTGTTGGGGATTGGCTAGCATATGTTGCTGGTGGAACCTATAACGTTAAGACTTGGGGCACAAATGTCACGATAATTGATGTTAAGAACGGTCAGAAGAATGTTTGGCTAGAGCAACTTAATGTTACTGATGGACTTAGTGTTAATAGTCTAAGCCAAGTAATTGTTTTAAATTGCAAAATTGGAGCAACCGTAGCCGTAAATGCTATTTGGATGTTCGAGAACTCTAGTCTTAATATTTCTTACTCTCTCATAAAGGGTAGCACCACAAGAAACGCTATATTTGGTACTGGATCAACATTACAATCCACTGGTGTTAAGTGGTTAGGTACAGGTGTTAGTGGAGATAACATTAATATGGGTACTGGTGGTATTTTACTAATCGGTAATGGCTCCACCATCGTTGGCTCTGCTGCTGGCGGTGTTAGTGCTGGACTTCAAGTATCGGCATCTATAGTTAACATGGCATCCGCTGTCTCAGCAGGGTACAAGCGTATAACGTTATGTAACTATGGAATTAGAGGAACCGATGGTGCTATTGTATATAACACTGGCACAGTTCAATTCTCTAGTAATACCACTAACAAGTCTCCTGCAGCAGCGACTGATCCTGCTTACATTGGATAAAGCGCCCAAATCTTTGAAAGGAGGTAAACGTTACAGACTATGGAATTTGATCCGCATAACTACATCGTTCTTGATACGATTGTGACGATTCTCGTTGCCATCATCACCTCCGGAAGTTTAGCCGCTATTCTTGGCCGTCGAAGCGAAAGACGAGAACGGACTAGTGAGCAACGCCAACTACAAGTTGACTTACTTCGGGGATTGGCGCATGATCGCATTGTATATCTCGGTATGAAGTATATCAACCGAGGTTGGATCACCACAGAGGAATTTGAGAACCTTAGTGAATACTTATTCAAACCATACAAAGCCATGGACGGTAATGGTTCTGCCGAAAGGATTATGATGGAAATTCGGAAGTTGCCTATCCGTGCTAGCGCGTATGATCATTTAACCCAAACTACGCTTGAAAAGGAGTAACAAATGTTTAACATGTCTAACAAAACTTACGATATTTTGAAATGGGTTGTCGGCGTCGTTATGCCAGCCTTGGCCGCTCTTTACGCAGCTCTGGCTCCGTTATTTGGGCTGCCGTTCGAACAACAGGTCCCAGCGACCATTATGGCCGCGGTATTGTTCTTCGGTGCGTTCTTGCAGATGAGCTCTGCTAAGTATTACATCGAAAAAGCTACCTATGGCTATGAACGCGTTGAACTGTCAGCTAATTATCCATTCAAGATGAGCGGCGAGTTTTATGACGCTGTGAAGTGGATTGCCCAGGTAGCTTTGCCTGCGGTTAGTATTGCCTATGTTGCATTTGCCGATATTTGGAACCTTATGTACGCTGAGACTGTGACGGCAACGATTTCGGCTGTTGTGTTCTTCCTTTCAACTATCCTGCAATTCAGCTCGGCCAACCGTAAGAAAGCTGTCGAAGCTATCGAAATCGAGTAAGATCGCGAGAAAAACGTATCCTATAGTAGAGAAACTAAACTTTGAGAGGAGTTAAGATGGATACAAAACCAAGCATTAAAGGCGAAATCGAGAGAATTTTGGCTGCGATGGCTAAGGTAAAACCAGACTCTGAAGAGTACAAAACGTTGTTAGGACGACTTCAGGATTTGCACGCAATGCGTAAGCGAGACCGTGTAAGTTCGGATGCAATCCTAGCCGCGGCAACAGGACTTGTTCAGATTCTGATGATACTGAAGTTTGAACAGTTGAATGTCATCTCGACGAAAGCGATGATGTTTATTAGACGATCCAGCTGACGATTTCGAAATGGTTTTAAAAAGATAGGGGCCTGAAACATGGCCTCTATTTTTTTCTCGGGGGAAATTTTCCAGAAAAGTCGCGTAATTTACACACGCTATAATAGAGAGAAACTATATAAATCTGAGGAGATTTGAAATGAAAACTATTGACAAAATCAAGAACGTTGTTAAGACTGAAGAGTTCAAGAATGACGTGAAGACGATTGCTATTGCAGTTGCGATTACTGTCGTGTCTGTTGTAGTTATTAACGCCGTAACCCCGGTAGCTAATAGCATCAACAACTCGATTGTTGGCGCCACTGGAATGGGAACGATTCGCGAAACTGGAAGAATTCAGTACGAAACTGGCGAAGTTGGTGTTCGGTATCAAGACTTTAAATCCTATATGAGCAACTAGTTCTGAAAAAGGAATGTGCAGCAATGCATATTCTTTTTCTTTTTCGCGCAAATTACAACTCCTATAATAGAGAAGAGAAAACTATCTAAAAGGAGATTTGAAATGTATAAACCGAATTTTGTACTGATTGGAAAACCCTATAACCCGGACGAGGTCTGGATGCATGAGATGGAAGCAAGACTTGAAAACTTGATGGAGCAGAACAATATGCTTCGTGATGCGCTGAATAAGAAACGCATTATGAAGGCTATTGAGAAATCCTATCGAGCGTATCAGGTTCGTGAAGCCATCGATACTGGTATCGAGATCATCAAGACCGCGGTTGTTGTGGGCGGAACGATCGGCCTCACACGGCTGATTACAAAGAAGATTTCGAAGATGTAAACTCTATAAAGAATAGGCAGCAATGCTTATTCTTTTTCTTTTGGAGGCATTATGCCAGATGATGATAAAAAAGTAATAATTTACGATACTGGGCGAATTTATTGGTGTTATGAAAGCGATATTTATGACCCTCCAGAATGTCGACCTCGCGAAAAAAGCAAGCCCTATAATGAAGAGAACGAGACTATTGAGTCGCGTTAGTACGCACCCCAGACGGGGTCGGAACATCTCTTCATATTTTTTCAATCCACTATTTCTCTTGAAAGGAGATTCATGAAAGCTAAAGAGTATGCCAAAAAGATTGTTGATGCCGCAACCGAGCACAAAACTCTGGAACCTGAAGAGCAGATTGACTTCTTGCTGAATGCGATCCTAGATGTTAATAAGGGTTATGTTTTTGAGACCCAACAGCTTATCGAGAGTCGTAAGGCACAGACGAATTCTGCTGTCGCTGCCGTTATTCGCGAGCAGTATGTGAAGTGGCGGTCTATGTGTCGTCATATCAAGAGCGACCTTAAAGAGGATCTATTAGATCCCGAAGGTTGGAAGGTCCTGGTTAGGACGGTCTGGCCAGAAGTTTATGACTTCATGCAGAAGTATGGATGGCGATAATGCGCGATCATGACATGACCGTTGTATTTACATTCCCGGTTGTTGACGGAAAAGTTAAGGTTGGAGATCACATGGTAATCGATCATAAACGATTCGAGGCTATGCTTCTCTCCGACGAACTAAAGAGAATGCTAGTACAAGGTATTCTCGACTACTTGGAAGGAGATTCGAATGAATCAATTACAGAAGATAGTTAAGACCTTGGGAACGGGAATTAACAAAAATTCTCCGTCTCTTTTGATTGGTCTTGGCGTTAGCGGTTTCTTTGGTAGTATTGCTATGGCCATTCAGGTAACTCCCGAAGCCATTGAAACCTTACAGAGCGAATCGGTGTTAGAACATCACGATTATGGTGACTGGCGCCAATTTTCGTTTCAAGAGAAGGTCGAAAAGGTTTGGCCGCTATATGTCCCTGCGGCGTCTACAGCGCTGCTAAGCACGGTTGCCATCATTATGGGTAATCGAATACATTTACGTCGTGCTGCGGCCCTAGCTAGCTTATATTCGCTTGCAGAGGGGTCCCTGCGGACGTACCAAGAAAAAGTACTGGAGGTCGTTGGTGAAAAGAAGAAAAAAGAGATTGAGACGGGTATTACGAGCGATATTCTTCGTGGTACACCTGTAGACATCGTCCATAATGAGGGTGGCGGGCACGAGTTGTGTTTCGACGTCTTCTCAGGACGATATTTCATGTCTACGGCTGACCGAATTCGCTCAATCGTAAACAAGTTCAATGACGAGCTTCTTCGCGAAGATATGAAGCTGCTTAACGAGCTATATTATGATCTTGGCTTGCCCACCATTGATCTTGGTGAGGATGTTGGATGGATGTTAGAAGATGGTTTGGTTGAACTATATTTGGGTGCCCAGATGGCTGCCGATGAGC